CAAACTCGCCGCAAAACACGGCAAAAAATGCGGAGTGTATCGCTGCCCGCACTGCGACGGAACCCACCTCACGACGAAACTCGACAACTCCGAAAACTACGCGCCACTAATCCATATCAGCAAGCCGAACGCTGGGGGTATGGCGCGGGAACTAGCCGCGCAGGACTCCGAATCTCCAACCCGCGACAACGGCTAGTTCCCGTTGCCATCACTCCCTTGTTATGCTCTTCCAAATTACCAAACGACCATGAAACCAACACCAATGACCGCCGAAAGGTATCTACGCATCATCAACACGCTAATCCCGAAAGGCTGGATGCCGATTGGACAATTCGGATCAATGACGTTCCGCCGAAACGGTAGGAACTACGATCTGTCTGCCGCCGATCTGGATCAACTTGAGCGCATCGAACGTGAAGGATTATTTCTGGCATAACGCCTCTGTGGAGGCACGCCAATAACAAATATATGAATACACCAACAAACTCCGAGGCGTTGCCTCCCACGAATTGTTCTCCGTCTTTTTTGTGCTACGTGATAGGTCATAACTGGATGCGTAAAGAGGTGGATGAAAAAACATCTCCCGGATACCGGATCACGACCAAGGAAATGATCTCTCACTGCCGCCGATGCGGGATGCCGAATCCGAGCTATTTTCATCGGGAGAACGCCTCTGTGGAGGCACGCCAATAACGACTATGAATACACCAACCAACTCCGAGGCGTTGCCTCTCATGAATTGTTCTGCCGTTGAGGTTAAGGACTGGACGGCAACCGATGCTCAAAACGCACTGATGATGATCGATAAGAATGGAAGGCGCTTCCAAGTGAACGCTATCGGATGGGATGGCACGGTGCATGTCTCAGCCTCTGACACTATCAAACCAGATCAACGCGACGGATGGCGGCTCTTCGTTATCCAGCATAACGTTCAAGCGCAGACACCGACGACGGGATCGAGCGCCGATACTCACATCAACCCAAGCAACAATGATAACACCAAATGATCCTAAAGGCGCAATCGGCGCTACCAAAACACCACTAGCGTTGATCCCGCCGTATGCAATGGAGCAGACCGCGTGGGTTCACAAGTTTGGCGCAGAACGCTATGGTGCGTTCAACTGGCGCGATACAGGCGTGTGTGCGACCACGTATGTCGCAGCGATCATGCGACACCTCAACGCTTGGCGTGACGGGGAAGACTTGGACCCTGAATCCGGTATCTCGCACATGGCTCATGTAGCCTGTAGCTGCAACATCCTACTGGATGCCCAGCACTGCAACACGTTACAGGATGACCGATACAGGAAGCCTGATACCGCTCGGGAACTTTATGTTTAAAAAACCAGTCTATAAACTAAACATTACCGATGAGGAATATTAACTTACCTAAGTCTAGAGTTTACGTTCGCTGCGATGCCTTTGGTGGTAGCGAGACGGAGTATGAACCTGCGTGGCTACTCAGTGTCCGCGCCATGCGAAACCGCCCATTCTGCTTTCAAGTTTGGGTGGATAAATACGCAGCATGCTTCGACAAGATTCCGCCTCAGTGCATATACCACTACGAGCCGGACGGTGATCAAATTGATCTGCCACTCCACAAGGTGCAGATGTGGGAGTGCTTGTCTGGCAGTATCGAAGTCTGGCAGAAAGCGCAACTCTGCGATGTTCCGATGATTGTGAACATGGGTAAGGGTTGCGCTCCAATGACTGGGCATTACTGGTTCACGATAGACTTCCTGCCTGAGAATCAAGTCGCCGGAATGCTAGACGTCGGTGACGTTGAACTTCTGGAGGAACACAAGGAGGGTAACGTGGTCAAGCTATCGAATGGTCAAATTGCTATCTACCCGAACAACAGACTCAAATGGATGCCAATTAGCCTCACCCCGAAAGATGCCGTCGAACGCATACCCGACTGGAATGTCGCCACGAACGAACAGTGGGACGACTGGTGGCAGGACTCGACAGAAATTTTAGGCGACGCTAAGTGGGCTTACTAATCTAAGACTACATAAAACACTACCCCAAACACAACCATATGAAACCATACTACTACGTTCAACGAACAGACGGACAAAAAGCAACAGTAAAACATAATACCTTATCGTCTGCCTATAAAGAGTCGCTGCGTCTATCAGAACAGCACAAAGGAAGCGCATTTGAAATCCTCATGTGCATCGGCATAACTCAAACCGTCAAGCCCACTACATTCTGGATGGATGAGTTTGCCGAATAAATGATTTCTTAGCCTGACTATGAAAACACTATTTGATAAGCAACGGGTATCCGTTGACTTCCTTATCGCCGCGCTCAAGCAGCACAGAGGTGCGCTCGACGGCTCCCATACCGGAGTCGGCAAGACAGTTATCGCATCCAGAGTCGCGCTAGAGTTAGGGATTCCCGTCGCCGTCGTCTGTCCTAAGATTGTCATCCCGTCATGGGAGCGCGAGCTTAAAGAGGTCGGCATCACGCCAATCTTCGTAACCAACTACGAGAAACTCAGGAGAGGTAATTCGTTCCTAGCCAAAGTAGGTAAGAAACTTTTTCGTTGGCAGCTACCCCAAGAGACCTTGCTGATATGGGACGAGTGCCACAAGTGCAAGGCCCCGTTCAGTCAGAACGCTCAGATGCTCGTCGCCGCCAAGCAAGCGGGACTTTACAATCTGCTGCTGTCCGCCACGGCGTGCCAAGACCCAACGGAAATGCGTGCGATCGGTTTTACTCTGGACCTGCACTCACTCAACAAGCCCGTCGGAAAGAAGAAGAGTTGGTTCTCGTGGATGATGCAATACGGTTGTAGGCAAGACCATTGGAAGAACTGGGTAGCTGGTCCGCTCGCGAAGCTGTCCGAACTCAACAAAGAACTTTACGGCGTGAATTGCGTTAAGCTCACACCGTCCGACCTACCGTCCGCGTTCACAGACAACCACGTCATCACGGAGCCGCTCGCGTTCTCCGGCTTGAGCGACATTGCTAAATTCTACAAGCAGCACGGAGTCACACCGGAGATCGTGGAGCAGTTCATGGAAGACGGCGGCGCGAGTCCCCACATCCTTGTCGAGATTCTACGCGCTCGCCAGCTCGCGGAAGCAGCAAAAGTGCCCGACATCATCAGCATGATTGAGGACGCAAACGGAGAAGGATACAGCGTAGCCGTGTTTGTGAACTTCGTGGATACAGTCAAAGCGTTAGCCGCGTCGTTTCCCGATGCGTCGTGCATTGTCGGCGGGCAGTCGGCTACGGTTCGCGAAGATAACGTGCAGCGGTTCCAGACCAATCAAACCCGCGTCATCATCTGCAACATTGCGGCTGGTGGTGTTGGCGTTTCCCTACACGACGAACACGGTGGACATCCACGCATGAGTCTGATTTCGCCCACGTTTAACGTGAAAGAATACGTCCAGACACTCGGTCGCATCCACCGCGCAAACGCAAAAAGCCCCGCAATTCAAAGGGTTCTGGTCGCCTCAAAAACTATTGAAGAAAAAGTGTTGACAGCACTTGAGGCGAAACGTAAAGCCATGGACACACTTCACACGAAACAAGAATCATGAACCAAGAAACCAACACACCAATCACGTTCGAAGAGGGGGACCTAATCGAAAACCTCGATTTGCATATCGACCACGCAGAGAAGTTCCTCCTGTGCGTGGAAGGCTGCGATAGCCAGCCCTACTTCGAGTGTGGTAACGGTAACGCTTGGGGTTTTCCCAAGAACGGAATTAACCTTGGCCCCGTGGTGGTAGCCTACGCCCACATGAGGAGTCTTGCAGCTGGGGCTATCGACGCTCACGGCTGCTCTTGCCTTGGGTGCGCTAAGGACCGCCAGACTTTCCTTGAACTAACCAAACAAAATACAAAAAAAAAATCATGAGCCAAGAAACCACTACCCCTGACCACTCCGAACGCGCCCACGCCGAGTTCTCACCATCATCTCTCAAGTATGTCGCTGCCTGTGCCGGATACCACGGCAAGGACGGAACGTCGGGCGCTGCTGAAAAAGGAACGCGCATCCACGAGGCTCTTGAAGTTCGCGACCCGTCCGCCCTGCACGACGAGGAAGAAGTCAAGCTCTACGAGGCTATTCTCGCAGATGAGGAGGAAATACTCAACGGAGTCTTTGGTGATCTCCCTAAGATCACCGAGCGCGAAATCCGGCTGCACCTCGAACTCGATGCGGCTACGCCGACCTTCGGCACATGCGACCTGCTGGTGCATAACGCAGAGGGCGTCGCCGTGATGATCGACTACAAGACGGGCATCAGCAAGATCGACGAGCCTGAGAAGAACTGGCAATCCAAAGCCTACGCGTTGGCGGTATTGCAGATGCTGCCCCACATCCATACGATTAAGTTCGCCTTCATCGTGCCCCTCAACGGCGGCATCCTCAGCGGGGTATTCAAGCGCGAGCAGATGGCCGATCTACGTAATCAGATTTCCGAAGTAATCAGGAAAGCGGAGATCACACGACCCAAATGGGAGACAGGCTCGATCGAGATCGACGACGTCACCCCTTCAGTGAACTGCCGATTCTGTAGGCACGAAGAGAGCTGCCCCGCCCTAGGCGCGGTCTGTATAGCTATCGCTGCGAAGGTTAGTCCTGACCTGCTGCCTACTGGCCCCATTAGGCCGTCCGATGTGGATGATCCGGAGGTCCTTGAGCGGCTATTCATTGTCGCCAAGATCGTTGAGAATTGGGCGCAGTCTATCAAGCACAAGACTACTGGTCTGGCGTTAGCCGGACACGAATTTGAGAACCATAAGCTGCGGTCGATGGGTTCCCTCAAGAAGACGATCGAGAAAAACTACCTCGCCCAACTCGCCGTCAAGCACGGCTTGGGTCTCGATGAGGTTATCGAAGCGGCTGATCTGACAATGGGTCAGCTCTCAAAAGCCCTGCACGAAAAAACTCCTAGAGGAAAAAAATCTTTTGTTGTTGACAGCTTTGAAACCGAAGCTATTGATCTCGGCATCGTCGAGGTCGGACCGACACGATACACACTTTCCTCACGATGAGGATAAAAGGGAGTTACGGATGTCCCCTTCAGTAAGCGAATGCAACAACCGATCAGAAACAGAAAACAGTAATATGAGCACAGAAGCACTAAGCACAAATACAGCAAACGGACTTGCCTTCTCAGCGCAAGACATTGACATCCCTCGCCTTAACGTCATTCAAAAGATGTCGGAAATCGAAGGGCCTATCGGTTCGGTTGTGATTGACAAGGACTCCGTCCTCCTCGAAGCCGAACAAAAAACTCCGGTCGTTGTGATCGGAGCAATCAAGCGGTGGAAAGAAGACGTTCCTTTTGGTGAGGACTACATGCCGAAGTTTGCTGCTAACGAAGCCGACGCAAAAAGCCTCGCCCTAGAGAGCAGCTACGACGTAACGGAGTTTGCTGAAATCATCCTGCTTATCCCACAAGTCGGTGATGATGACACAATGTTCCCTTACCCAATCGGTGACACCAATTATCAGATTGGTCGCATCACCGTCCAGAAGGATGCCTACCGCATGACATACAAGCGTCTGTTCACCTTCTCGACGTTCAACCCTGACGTTCCAGTCTCTTCCCGATTCTGGAACTTCGGAACTGAACTGATGTCCAAAGGAAAGTATAGCTGGTATGTGCCAATGCTTGCTGCCACTAAGGAGAGTGTTCCGGTTGAAGTCGCTGAATTTGCCGCTCGCCTAACAAAAGGAGGCGGCCAGTGAGCGCAGTCGTATTTGATAACCCACTCGCTATCCTCAAGCGGGAGGCAGACACCATCCGCGCCGTGCTCAGTAAGATCGACGGCGACATACGCCAAATCGACGACCAGATCACTGAGTTGATGGTACAGAAGGCATCTCTAAATCTTGTGGCAACTGCCATTGATAACGAGATGGATCGTATCCGCACAGCCCCACGACAACCCGAACAGCTTGAGTTGGATCTGGAGCTAGAGTAACAACACACCTACCGCGCACGATACGCTCGACCAGTGTATCGTGCGCGGCTTTTTATGCACATAAAACAAATGATAACTTACGCAGTGGACTTTGAGTCGTATTACGACAGTGAGTGTTCCATCACAACATTGGGACCGAGGGGTTACTTTTCACACCCTCAATTTGACGCCTACATGGTAACAGTAGTAGGCGATGACGGATTCCTCTACGCCGGATGCCCTAGGCAATTTGACTGGTCTTTGCTGGACGGTCAGATAGCGTTAAGCCATAACGCTTCATTCGACGAAAGCCTGTATCTCTACGGGGTTGAGGTTGGTTGGTTCAGCCCGTGCACGCCCGCTGAGTGGCATTGCACAGCTGATATGACGGCCTTCCTAGGTCTTCCACGATCCCTGAAGAACGCATCAGCAGCGGTATTCGGTTTAGAGATTAGCAAGACTACACGCGACAACATGAAGGGTAGGCAGTGGAACTTGATGACCGACGACTTCAAGAAAGAGGTCACCGAGTATGCCATCAAGGACTCCGAGCTCTGCTTACGCTTGTGGCAGGAGCTGTCCGACGGGTGGCCCCAAACAGAACGAGACATCAGTGAGCTTAACCGAAAGGTGGGGCAGCGGGGCATCCCCATTGATACGACGTTACTCAAGAAGAACCTCGAACAGATCCGAACCGAAATGTTTGACGCAGAGCAGTCCATCCCTTGGGTTGGAGACAGCACCCCGCTGTCACGCAAAGCGTTCAACAACCAGTGCCGAGCCCAAGGTATCGTACCTCCGGCTTCGCTCGCTGCCGGTAATGAAGAAGCAGACAAATGGTTTGCCACGTTCCAAGAAGCATGCCCTTGGGCACGCGCTGTGCAGAACTATCGGCGTATCAATGCTCTCCTCCGTAAGCTGGAAGCGTTCGATAGCGGAACGATGCCTGACGGCAGATACTACGGCGGCTTGATGTATTGCGGCGCTAACCCAACGGCGCGTTTCAGCGGGTCTGGCGGGAACCTTAACCTACAAAACCTTCCGAGGGAGGAGATGTTCGGCGTAAATTTCCGCCACATGATTAGACCGAGGGACGGATACAAGCTGATTGTTGCCGACTTATCGCAGATCGAAGTCCGTACCTTGTGCTGGCTTACCGAAGACAGGAAAGCCCTCGATCTTATTCGCGAGTCGGACGACATCTACCATGCGTTCGGCGTGCTATTAGGTCTGCACGATCCAGCCAACGGGTCACTGCGGGACTACGATAAGCAGCTACGGCACAAGGTGAAGTCAATCGTTTTGGGCTGCGGATACGGAATGGGAGCGACCAAGTTCTCCGCATTCAGTGGCCTGTCCACAGAGGAGGCTGAGAAAGCGGTTAAGCTATACCGCGAGCGTATGCCCACAGTGCCGAAGTTCTGGCGCTCACTCGACCAGAATATGGCAACTGCCTGTGCTGTCGGCGAGCCCTTCGAGCTGAAACTCCCGTCCGGTAGAGCACTCCGTTACGGGAAGATTAAGCGGATGAAGGAAGCGGGTTCGATCAATCGGTTCCGCCACATCGGAAAGATCGTCCGCAACGGGCAACTCCGCGACTTTCAGCTGTGGGGCGGTATCCTTACCGAAAACATGTCACAAGGATTAGCGCGAGACATCTTCTCAGACATGATGCTGCGGGTAGATGCAGCTGGTTTTCCGGTGATTCTACATGTGCACGACGAAATGGTCTGTGAGGTGCCGGAGGCTCAAGCCGAAGAAGCTCTTGCACAAATCATGGAGATCATGTCCACTCCTCCGTCATGGATACCAGATATTCCGGTCGCCGCCGAAGGGCACATCTGCGATCTCTACTCCAAATAATACAACACATTATATGAAATACAGATACCTTAAAAACCATCGCGCTTCCACCGTAACCTCAGTCGAGGACCCATCAGCCCTATCATTCCCCAAGCCGTCGTTCGCGACGAAAGCGGAGTATCGAGCGTGGTGTGCCGACGCCAGCACCGACCACTGTTTCTATTCAATGGCGGAAGGCGACAGCCCAAACGGACGAATTAGCGAGGACAACCCCATCAACAAGATACACGGTTTTGTGGCGGACTTTGACGCTCCAGTTGATTGGTCGAATATCGACAACATAATCAAAATCAGATGCGACGGTGGGCACATGCCAACGTGGCGGACGCGAACTCAGTCGGGATACATACGGCTGATCTGGGAGTTCGATAGTGTCTTGCCGATTGCCCCCGCCCTAGCTGATTCGTTTATGAAACGCCTGTCCGACGGACTCAAGGCTTCGATGCTGCTTGCGGGCTTTGATAAGACCAGCCTGAAATCATCTCAGTACTTTGAGTTAGGTGAGGACTGGACTAGGATCGGTGACCCCATACCCATATCTTTCGTCAGAACCGTGCTCCTGAAAGCGGCAAACGATACCCCTATCCGCACCGAGGATACGAGTATTCCGCTCGACGAGATTGCTGTTGAAGTAGCCCGTCGGTTCCCGAACCGCTGGAAGAGTGACTTCGTTGTTGGTGCTCGCGGTCCGCTGTTCTGGATCGACGACGGCATCGACCGTGACGGGTGTCAGGTTCGGGAGGACGGAGTGATCTGTTACTCTGACCGCGCTGGCACTGGCTTTAAACCGTGGGCTTCGATATTGGGCAAACAGTTCGTAGCGAAGCACGAAGAGAAAAAGCTATCCAGTCTTCTCGACCAGTATTGGTTCAACGGCAAGGCATACTACAAGCTCCTTAACGGTGGGCCTGTCATAATCCCCAAAGAGCAGCTTGTGCTGGAGCTCCGCAAGGCGGGTTTCTGCCCCAAGCTCAAGAAGAACCAGACTATCTCTGAGGTGGAGCAAGCAGTACTCACAATATCCAACGACTGTCGGGTCGAAGAGGTCGCTCCGGTTGTCTTCTCGAAGGAGCGTGTGGTGGGCTTCAACGGCAGGAAGATTCTGAACAACTGCCGCACCACTGCCGTAGCCTTTGCCGACAACGGCGATCCAGCTAACTGGCCGTGGATTGAGGCGTTCATTACTCCTTTCTTTGCGAAGAGTGCTGAAGGGCATGAGACATTACCCTACTTCCTCGCTTGGTTTCAGCGCCTATACAAAGCTGTGCTGGAGTATCGGTTGGACCAAGGACAGCTGATGATCCTACTAGGACCAGCCGGACACGGAAAGACGCTACTCACCAACAAGATCGTAGGCACATCAGTCGGTGGCTTTAGTGACGCTTCGGATTACCTGTCCGGTAAGACTAGCTTCAACCGCGACCTCTGCGGATCGGCGGCGTGGGTCGTGGATGACCAGACGGCGGCGGCTACCTATGCAGACCAGCGCAAGTTCGTTGAGCTTACCAAACGTTGCGTAGCTAACCCGAGATTGGAGTATCACGCTAAGTACGCCGACGCTATCCCACTTCCGTGGTCAGGTCGAGTTATGATGTCACTTAACCTCGATGCCAACTCGCTCGCAGCGTTACCGTCCTTGGACAGTAGTAACCGAGACAAGATCATTGCGCTCCGAATCAACAGTGGGCACAAGGTTAAGTTCGGCTCAAATGAGTTTGTCGAGAGCACCATTAACGCGGAGCTACCATTCTTCCTTAGATGGCTCTACGACTGGCAACCGCCGATCGAAGTAAAGGATGCCAGCCGTTTCGGTGTCAAAACCTACATCGACTCGTTCATTGAAGCAGCGGCATACGATAATAGTTCACGTTCAGCGATTGCTGAAATGGTCGAATTCTTCGCTAAGAAGGTTCGCGAAACAGTAGCTCTGACCAAGTGGCGCGGCACTCTTACTGAGTTCACCGTCGTGCTGCACGAGTGTAATGGCGGTAGGTCAGTGGGCAATAGTAACAACCTTGAGTTCGTGCGTCGAGGTATGACAGTACTCGAAGAAGTTAGCCAACATAACAAAGGCATTAGGCCAGTTCGCAGCAAGGGTCAAGGTGGCGGTAAGATCTGGGAGATTGATCTCTCAGAGGCTTTCGACATCGACCAAGGTGGCGATTTCTAAATTGAGTTACCGGACCCGCCCTTTTGTGATCTTCACGGAGGGCGGGTGTAACTCCGATATAGGCAAAACATACTCGTCGGAGAACGATAGCTTACCGTCGTTAGGGTCTACGTTCCCTTTCGATAGGAACAGAGCCTTCTCCATGAACTTTTTGGCGGGCATCCACCCCACAAGCGTGGCTAGGGTCATCTGCTGGTTGCACCTAACGAAATAGTAGACATTGCATTTGCTGCTGAGCTTTCCCTTACTGGCCTCGCTACCGTACACGCGAGCAACATAATGGGGTTCCGGCACGCTCGCCGCCTTTGTTGTCTTCACGTCAACCGTAATGCCGTTCTTCAGGACGATGTCGCAGGCGAAATTGGTGTCGCCGACACGACTACCGCCAATATCGCGGTGGACAAGTATCTCGCCCATCATCCCGATCTCGTTGCCGCGCCCGCGTGAGATAGACCCCCTTAGCACGCCCATTGCTTTTGCCTCGGCACGCGCTTGTCTCCGATCTTCGCCAGACGGCTTGGTAACTATCATTAGTAAAGTTGTGTGATTCGATTGAGATTACCTGTGCCATACGGATCGACATTCAATCTCGGTATGGCGGCACCACGCGATGAGGCGGCTTCCTCTTCCATGAGCTGCATGCACTTGCTCCAATGGTATTCGGCGCGTTCAATGTCGGCGTTGTCTTCCATCAGACGACCCAGCAATCCTTGTTTCAGGGCTCCGACGTTGTTCACATACACGATGTCGTTGTCGGTGCGGAGGGGTTGGAAAGCGCGTTTGCAAAGAACATGTACAACGGTCTGTCCGTCGGTAGCGTTATTCAGACGGAATCTCCGATAGCGAGTAACGCCAGAATCCGGTCCGACTGTGGCGATGGTGGTATCCGTACTGGCAGCAGTTATACGAATGTCGTATATGTCAGTTAGCCCATCGAACTGGATACTTATCACTGAGCTGATCGGCTGTGAGAACGTAAGAGGCACGTCGCTGTCTGAGACAGAGTCGGTCGTAGACGTATAGATTTTATCCCCGTCAGTCGCTATAACGGAAATAGTGCCACCGTTACTTGTACTAAAATTGGTACGTGTCGGTGACTGATCCGACGGCACGATGTGTAAAGTGTTTGTTGCGGTCTCGATAAGCCGCTTGATGGGGTGGTATCCCGCATCAATGAGACCAAAGGACAAGTCAGTCGTACCGGTGTTCATGCCAACGGACTTAAAGTCGTGCCACAAAGATCGGACAGGAACGGGCTGGTTGTCCACGATCGTATGAAGGATGGAGTCAGCTTCGTCCGGCAAGGTGATGCAGTGATCAACTACTGGTAGACTGTACTGGATGGTCAAGTCCCGATACGTACCCATGTTATAGATACGGGACAGGACCTGACTCAGGCTCGATTTGAAGTTGCCGCTGGGCTCGATGTAACTACCGAGTAGCGGGACAAGCTGGTTGACTGTGGTGGCGGGCATTACTTTTTAAGCTCTTACAAGCCAAAATGTACAGGAAAAAGACGAAGGGTCAAGGGTAAAAGTTTGGGGATGTGGCCCCACCTGACTTTTACGTAGGCGCGTGGCAACAGTCTGAACTAAAGGGGTAATCCAGTGTTTGCGTCCCATGCCGGAGACCCGTCCGACTTGGCGTATGGCCACCACGTCTGAGCTTGGAGGACGAAGTCGCTTATGGAATCGTGTGTAACTCCAGAGTAGAGTTTGCAAGAAACTGAATCACCGCCAGCAAGACCAAGGACAAAATTTGCGCCTGTGTCGTCCGTGTAGTAGCCGTCGATTTTTGTACGGACTCCGCTGCCCCCCATTGAGCCATTCATTTCAACCCCAAGGTAAAGTTCGGCGGCAGGGTCAAATGGGTTATCGCCGACGTATGCCACTTCGCCGGTAAAATCAACCCGCAATGCTGCGGATGAATTAGAAATATAAGGTGCGCCATCATGAATACCGATTGCTGTGTAAACATCAGGAGGAATATACGACCACGGATCTGAATTTGAGCAGCCTACGGCATGGCTGAATCCACACCTAAAATCTGTGGAGCTATAACTATAATCAAGAACTTCGTAATCGGGAAACCATATCCCAACTTCTGAATCGCAGTCTTGGTAATTAGTCGAATAAATTGCGTAGGGTGCTGCAAAATACGAAGCGAATGCCGCAGCAACCGTTCCCTTTACGTTGTATCCTCTGGCATGGAAATATCCCGTGCCATAAAGACTGTCATCGTCAGCAGTTGTTACCGATACCAATGGATAAGTAGTTCCCGCTCGGATGGTTAAAGTGTAACCGAAAACCTTAAAAGACCCAGCCGTGAACCACGCGTCCCTGACCCGATACATGATCTCGGCAAGCTGATCGAGGGTGACGAGCATCGGGAAGTCCGTGCCGTCGCCAACGTCTGCTGATTCCTTTTTTACAAATTTGATCCGCGATTCGATGGTATTGATCTGCGTCCCCATTACATTGGCGAGCCTCCGGTTGTCTCCGGCCACAGGCAGAATGCACCGTTGATGATGCGGTAGATGAGCGATAGGTTTCCAACACGGCGTTGAACGAATTTCGTAACATTGGCACCGTCGCCTTCGCTAGGAACCGATTTCACCTCTCCAAGCAGGACGTTTGAATACTCAAGAAAAGAATTACCAGCGGCCATAGTGGTTGGGTCTTTTGGGTCATTCGATATTTCGATCTCAAACGAGACCAGACCACCCTCCGCGCTCTGCTTAATAACGGCGTAGGCAAAATACCCAGAGCCTGTTGTCTCTTCCACATCGACACTGGTTCCGAGTGGGTACTCGTAGCTGCCTTTGCCAATCGTGAGGGTATCTTCTGTAGCGTTGTATGTCCCAAAGAATGAAGAGGATGACGCTTGAGACAGTAACCTACCGTCGGTAAACACACTAACAGGCGTATCGGAAATGCTGGATGTGGTAAATTGCTTGGTGGACTTTGAGACGAGTGGTTGTTGTTCCGAGTAGAAGTCTACGTCTCTGGGTCTTTGGATCGACCTAAGAGTATCCTGTATAAAGGAATCCATGTTTACATTCTCAGCCATGACGAAGATTAAGAGGCAAATTGACTCGCGTCAATAATTGTTGCAGAGCATTTCAACCACCCCCACTTGAACGGCTCGGCAGAAGATCCCACTAAGTATTTCCCTGATCTGGGTATATCTGAGGGGCTCGTCGCGGGAAAAGATAACGGCGTCACAAGGACGGATGCGGAAGCTCCTTTAGTTGTGATGACGGGATCAACGTCGTCGAACTCGTCGCCTTCAAGCCGTGCCCTAGCCTGCGATACTGTTTGTATGCTCGTATAGCTGCTGCCGTTAGCGACTGAAATAGGTCCGTGTATCGTTGGGGCCACATTGATTACATCAATAGTTCGATTAACCGAAAACGACCCTCCTTCGGATGAAGATTCGGCGGAAACTTTTTCGCCCTCGTAGTTTTTTATTACCGTTGCCTTTATCTGCGCGTCTGAGCTGCACGATATAGATGCGCCGAGAGTGGTGATAGTATGTGACTTTGGTTTAAAAACAGGCCAGCGTTGGACGCTACCTACCAGTGCATTTACTCTTGATAGGAAAGAGCTTTCACTTACCGGATTGTTTTCCGAATTTAAATAGAAGAAGTGCACTGAGGCTGAAATATCGCTACCAAAAACAGACTCAGTTTCAATACCAACTGTGGGCTGAGCTGAAAATTCTGCTCTACCGTTCATCCCAGAACTGGCATCTAGTGAGAACCCGTTCGCGTTATCAGGGTTTTTTCCCGTACCAACCGACTCCCCCTCACTTGCGCTCTCATCAATAGCCCACAACACGCTAATGGATTTAAGGACTGCTGGCATCCGTAGATCAATCCTCGTCGGAACCGAGATGTGGTATTCGTTGAGAGCCTCTGTCGGAACTTCCTCAACGATCTTCAATGAGCGGTCTTCGTTTACTGGTCTGAACGAGGTGTTGGGCTCAGAGAAGTCTGTCGGAGGCGCAACCATTTGCTGCGTGTTCACCACTTGTGTGTTCAACGCGAAGTCAAATTCAGAACCTGTAAGCACAGGCCACGATTCAACCTCGACTGTTTCTTTGGTGAAGCTGCCGTCGCCTAAAGGAGTGACGGTAGACTGAACTACAAAGACGCCAGTATCGACTTCGATTTCGTCTTTAGAATACGTTTCAATTACGTTTGCTGGGGGTCCGCCTTCTACATACGCACGTCCTCCAATGAAAGAAATATCGTCTTCCGGTTCTTCTCTGGACACGATTTTTACGACCTTGATGTCGGGGTTGATCTGTTCCTCTGATACGGAAAGCTGTGTCGCAGTTAGGACTGGCTGTTCGGCGAGACCCTCGACGATTTGCTCAGTGGTTGTTTGGGGGATATTGATCTGGAATTTTTCCGGCACAACATCACTTTTTGTGGTCGTGTAGGATAATTTATATTCAAGAAAAGCGTTCTCGATGTAGGTGTGGACCTCAGCAACAAATAGGGCATTCAGCTCCTGCTCGGTTATCGGTTGCTGTTGCCTGTCGAAGAACACGTATTCCACCCCCTCGAACTTGCCCTCTGGAATATCTGGCATGGCCGTCCCAAACGGGATGTCCAATGGCTGGAAACTTTCGCGCAGCGTAACATATGAGCGTTGGACGATACGGAACTCGCGGCCACCCACGTTACCGATGACGTTCCTGTAGCCCGAAGAGAAATTGTAAAGATCCTGATTCTCGCGCTCCGCCGCGTAGAAGAACTCATAAATCCCGTCACGCTCGATGTCTACGGTCTTGACGTAGACGAGCTTGTGATCAGGCCACTTGACCGTATTAGGATGCGGGGTTCCGTATTCAGGAATCAGGGCGCGGGTGCCGTCACGGATTTCGCTGAACAGGACATCACCAATAATTGGTGTAGGGAATATCCTCCGGTCCTGCCGATGCGGTGCTTGTGGTAGTTGGGATATTGGCATTATGCTGTTACGCTTTGATTACAACAAATTTAATGATAGGAGTTTCTGTGGCCGTACCGCCAGTGGTGCGGAATGTGATCTTAAAACTACCACCTGCAACATTAGTGACCATTAAATTATACAAATCCGTGCCTGTTTTTTGATTAAGAATTATTACATCAGTTGCCGCTACAGTACTATTATTTACCGTAAAAGTTGCGGCTGTAGTTGAACCCGCTGCACTGAATAATGTAATCTCGCCTGTAATTGTATTAAGATCTACGCTAGTGGTCCTACTTATTAATTGAGTAATTGAATTAGCCGCCGGTGTATAGCCTATACCCGCTGTTACAGAAGAAGAAGTGATCGCGCCCGTAACTGCTAAACTCGTGCCTGTGGCGACTCCAATTACCGGAGTAGCTAAAGTCGGATTATCGGAGAACACAAGCGCACCTGATCCTGTCTCACCTGTAACCGCCGCAGCTAGATTCGCACTTGATGGAGTCGCAAGGAAAGTTGCTACTCCGGTGCCGAGCCCCGACACATCAGCAACTGGAACGGTCGCGCTCGCAGTCATCGCTGTCGTTCCGGTTCCTTTAACGTAACCAGTTAGAGTGGCTGCGCCAGTGCCCCCATTAGCAACGGGCAAAGTACCAGTAACACCAGTGGTTAAGGGCAAACCAGTGCAACTGGTAAGTGTGCCGGAAGTAGGTGTGCCCAAGATAGGCGTAACCAAAGTCGGAGAAGTAGCCAATGCGTTGGCTCCGCTTCCAGTCGAAGTGGTTACACTAGTACCGCCATTAGCGACAGGCAAAGTGCCTGAAACATCCGTCGTGAGGACAACCTGCCCATATGAAGGGATAGTTCCGTTCGAGCGGAGCACAGTATTAGCCGCCCCACTGGCAAGTTTTGACAAAGCTGTAGTGGTGCTTGCATACAGAATATCTCCGACGGTATAAATCGTTTGTCCAGTTCCGCCAGTAGTGGCCGTTACGGAGCTTAGTGTAGCGAGAGTGCCCAAACCTAAAGTCGATCGGGCAGTAGAGGCATCTGTTTGCCTCAAGAATCCTGTACCCGATTCCAGCATAAAGGAGGAGGAGCCAATCTCTGCGGCGTCGCCGGAGCCTGTGGTGGGTTTTCCTAGAATCGTGTAGCCGGATACGTTTTGCATCTTCGCGAACGTAACAGCGTCGCTCGCGATCGCGGTAACACCGGAGCTGGAGACGGTGATGTCACCAGTAACTGCCACGGACGTAGGGACACTGCCGCTGCTGCCGACTAGAATGTTGCCACTCGACATAGAGGCGAGCTTCGAGTGTGCGATAGCGGCAGATGCGTTGACATCTGCGTTTACGATAGCTCCAGACGCGATAGCAGCGACTCCGGTATTGGAAACAGTGACATCACCAGTAAGTGCAACCGACGTAGGGACGTTTGCGCTGCTGCCAACAAGAATGTTTCCACTGGTCAGGGACGCCAGCTTGCTAAACGCGATCGCAGCGTCAGAAGCGACAGACGCGTTTACGACTGAACCCGTAGAAGGCGTGCTAACGCCAGCGTCGGAAATGGTTAAGGTGTAGGTGTCTGATGGCATTGTATTAACTGATTGGGTCTACTGGAACTCCTTTGGTTATGTTGGCTCTCACGGTCACGGAACCCTCAAGCAGGCGTTCCATAATGGTGCCGCGCCGCATGAAGATGTCGTATTCATAAGCGAGAGATGGCCTGAGTGTCAAGGTGTTTGCCTCTGTCAGGCTGAGTTGCACCTGCCCGTTGGCGCCACTGCTGAGTATGTCCGGTGTGAACGATACCACTTCCTTCTTGCTCGCCGCCTCGCGAACGTCGGCGTAGAACGTGGCGCTGCCTATGTTCACGGCAGTTCCAGCCTGATTCTGAATCGTGAGCACGAATGTGTATTCGGCTGCCCGATCAATCGTGATGTCGTAGTTGGCGGCGAGCATTGGTTCAGCTTAAATAGCTTTGTAGAAGATAGCTGTTCCAGTAATTACGCCAGTGCCGCCAGTAATGGGGGTATCAATGCGGAGTAACGCTGGATAGGTGATTGACGTTTGAGTCCCAGAAAGAATCGGAGCGTTTAGAGCCGTTGTAATTGTGCCGGAAGTGACCCACTGCATGGCACAGTAATCACCAGCAGGAACGGTTGTAGCGGTCACAATTACAGCGCCGCCGCGTCCGGCGTTTTGTTTGTCGATGTTGTTTGTCATAGGTGTAGATTACAGGGTAGAGGGTTCAGGGTCAAGGATTAAGGGTTCCTGTTCAGGCTCAGGCGGTGCGACATAAAGCACGCTGCCATCGGGCTGCGGCTGGAAGATCGTCAGGTCAGCGGCGGGCAGGTTGCCAGCGAGTCCAATGGATGCCAGCGCGGTCTGCATTGTGACGTAAAGCGTGAGTGCCTGCGTAGGGGTCACGCCGAAATCGGGCATTGCGTCGAGAACGGCCTGCTGCTGGTCTGGCGTGTTGGCGAGGCTGTATGCCCGTGCCATCTGCGAGACGACGAAATTCGGGACGCTGGAGATGATCTCAGCGATGGTAGCGGCGGTGGTGTGGGGTGTGGTCATGATTTAGCTGATACGTTGTGCGATAATAAAGCTACCTGCAACCATGGTCGCTGTGTCAGACACACCGCTAGCAACATTCATTGCAAACTGTGCCGAAAGATTTCCAGTGCCTGTGCAGGTAAAAATGAATTCGCGGATAATCATCATGCCGCGATTGG